GTATCGCCCGTCCCATCATTGGGAGCCGAACCAGTACTAATCCCTTGTTTAGCCATTACTTAAAAACGTTTTTTCTTTATTTATAGTTAATATGGAGGGTTGTCATCCATAGTAGCAGTTGTTGTGTCTACATTCAACACATTTGAGTTAGCTCTCTTAGTGTCGTAGTAGAAATTGTTGTCAACAACTTTATTTGCGACTGCTTGTTTTGCTTGTGCAAATGTCGCCTCTCCTATCTGTTGAACCTTCATAAATTCATCATCAACTTTAAGGATATCACCCTTAGCTAATGATCCAATACCAGCACCAACTACAATGTTCTCACCAGTTTCACCAATAGCTTCTGTTACTTCAACATTTAGAAGTTTATTTTTCACTGGTGTCTGAATAATATTATCAATCATAATCAAGGCCTGTTTATTCGGATCTTGAACTTTGAGAAGATGTGTACCAGTTCCCAAACCAGTAAAATTAAATGGTAGTGATGTGGATAAACCAGCAACTCTAAAGTTTACATCATCAACCTTTTGAACAAACAATTCATCAGGCATGACATTAGTTCCACATTCTACAGGAGTTAATTCAATGTTGTTGGTTGGAGTTGTACCACCGATATATGTCCCTGCAATAGAAATGGTGTTAGTAGTTGCGTATCCAGTTCCACCAGTAACAACACCAACAGCAATAATATCTAAGTTGGAATCTCTAGTAATATTAAAGATTGCACCAGAACCAGATCCATTGTTTGTTGATGGAACATTTGAGTATGTTGTTTCTATACCAACTCTAGATCCTGTTGTTTTAGTAACAGGGAATAGTAAATTATTTGCTGGTGTTGCTCCACCAAGATATGTACCAGCAATTCCTACAGTATCACCAACAATGTAATCTTGTCCACCTTTGATTAGAACAACGGAAGTAGATATACATTGACCAGTGGTTGTGTCAAAATCAAACTTAACTTGGAACACAGCGCCAGTACCAACTGTAGAGAAGCCAGGCACTCCTCCATCTGGATTACCAAACCCATATAAAACAAACTGAGGGCCAGGTGGATTCTGTGTAGTGGCAGTTCCTGTAACAGGGCCTGGAATCTGAACATTAAATCCATTCTCAAACATTGTGCTTCCACCAATACCAGATGTAACTGCAGCCATCACAATGTCTTTAGTTCCTGATGTATAAGATGTAATTGCAATACCAATTTTAGATCCACCCTGAGTGTCAAGATTGACTGTTTGACCAGTTTGGAAATCGTGGTTCTGAATTGATATTGTATTCAAGTTAGTATTAACGATAGCAGAACTAGAAGCATCATACGACTTTTTGAACGCTGGTCTTCCACCTGTTGTTAATTGGAACTGTTTACTTCCAACTAATGTTCCAGTTCTATCATGTTCTCCAGTAAATCCAGCAGATATATCATCTATTGATATAACCTTGTTGGTTTTATTCATAATGAAACTCTTAATTGGTCTGCCTTCTGGGAAGAATATTCTTTGTACAGTACCGTCAGTTAAAGCATCATCTTCAGTAACTATTGCAAAGTTATCTCTCTTACCCATGTACATTTCATTATCAATATTCAATATGAGATTAACTGTAGTATCAACAGGTTTGACCTTCATATTATTTGATTTTGCAATTCCAACACTTACTAAATCTAGTGTATCGGCATCTTTCTTAGAATCACTTTCGATAATAAGATCTGAGAACTCTAAGAATCCAGCTGGGTGAACGATTGATTTTACAGACTCTTTCCATGTGTTATATGGAAGAGTACTCTTGATTGAGTATGAAAACTTCTGGAAGTAGAAGTTATCTGATAATCTTTGATTGAAGTCATTAAGAATACCAACTTCCATGTCATTCTTAGACACTTTATCTCTTGTAACTCCAAGAGTAGTTCTTACACTAAATCTATTAACATCTCTAACATTACCTTTGAGTTGTGATACTTCACCAAACAATGTATCGCCAGGTAGAAGAGTTCCAATGGTATCTCTCAATCTAAGTTGACTGATATTACCATTCCAACCATTTTCAGCTACAAATCCTTCAAATTTAGCAGATGTTACTTTTTCACCAGATAAGTATTTGGCATCGTTAATAAGTGTCATATTAAACTTCGCCATGTCATTGTAGTTGACAATAGATCCTAATGTGAAGTCATCATCATAAACTCCAAGTGTAACTGTGGATATTCCAGGCGCACTTGCCATACTAAATTCTACAGTCGCATTGGCAGTGCTTACACCTGTAACTGTGAAGAATGTATTGTCATAATCAGCAGAGTTGAAGTTACCTTCACCTGATTGTAATGATGCTGGTTTTATTCTACAACCTTCAACAAATACTTGATCACCGACTGCAAAAGGTAACACATTTTCAGTAGAAGCGTACCCAGTGTTGATAGGTTGGTTGAATTGTGCATCTAGTAACAATTCAGCAGTAACGGTAGTACCACTATGAGTAATATTGTCTATATCATAACCATTAGAGTTACCAGTTGTAATAATGCTTAGTGGTTCTTTGAACTCAAAAGCATTTTTGATAATTTCAACTCTTTCTACAGATCCACCAGATATATGTGCTGCAATCTGTACATTACTGTTACCACGAACTGCAAGTATAGGTGGTTGGTTATATCTTGTTCCACCATCAGTAACTTCGATACTATTAATTCTTGAAATACCACTTATATCAATTATAGCGGGAACTGACAAGAATGGTAACAAAGTAGGATCAGTTGGATAGTCAAATCCATCTTTGATTCTTTCAATGCTATCAATTTGTCCAATTTCGGGAGATGACACTTTTACGATAGCATCTTTACCTTGTGTACTTGCAAAACCAATAACTCTAGGTAAAAGAGTATATCCTTTGCCTGGGAAGTTAATTTTAGTCTTAAATACGGGCCCTCTAGCACTGGAAGATGTTGTACTGTATGTTATTGTACTTACACCAACTCTAGAAACAAATTTTTGTGATTCTAGTGGTTTTTCTTTTAAATTGAATGAAAATGTCTTATCATCTTTGACTGAAACACTATGTTCGTTTCTAAGGACTATATCTTTGAATGTTATGTTGTTTCTTCCTGTTACCTCAGTATCTGATGATCCAAATGTCTTTCTAGTGTCTGATGGGACAACAGGAGTTAGATCGTAGTATGTTTTTGTTGGCCAACCTGTCTCAGTGTTGATTGTGACTGTGGCATTAGGGTCGCCAGGAATACCACTTCTAGTAATGTTAAATCCACCAGTATTTGTGCCTTGAACATCAAGTCTATTATTGAAAGTGAGATCATCAAAGAAATCTAACCTCATATCAAGAAGACTTTGATCAGATACATCAAATACGATTGTATTACCTGATGTGAAACTTAGAGGTGGGTTGATCTTAGCAATGTAACTTAAATTGTTAGCACTTGCAGTCGATACTGTTGATATTGAGACTGGATTAGAGTCAAATACATCAGATTTGTATTTGCAGAGTTTTATGGACTCTGGATCTTCTCTAAGAACGAAATAAGTTTCGTTATTCATCAATCCAGTGATTGTATTACCATTATCGTAATAAACAACTTTATCATAACTCTGTAAGTCCTGATCATTGATGTTTATTTGGGTTAAGTCGGCAGAAAAACTTGTATATGTGAATCCAACTCTTTTTGTTGTAATTTTAGCTATAACTGGGTCATATCTTAACTTTGTAGACTCAGAAGATTTTGGTATAGCTTCAAGTTTGATAAGATCACCTGTTGTTAGTCCATGAGCAGAATTAACCCCAACTTCTCCAAAGAATCTTTCGACTTTAGTTGATACTTTAGGATATGCAGTTGTAAAGGAGTGTGCAAGACCAGAATTAGATGCAACACCATAGAACCATATGGCATCAGCAGCTGTAGAGAAAGCAACAGTAGTTAATCCAATATAATCTTTACCAAAATCAACGGCATACACATCACCATCAGGAAGAACCTCAGTTCCTACTCCAGAAGTTGCACCAGCAGATACTTTTGCCCAAACAAGAGATGTACCACCGATACCCATGTTATAAACTAGTTTTTGACCAGTAAAGAACTTGTGATCCTTAATGTAAATCTGTTGTTGAGGCACAAAACGATTTTCTACAGTTTGAATTGCTTGTGTTCCTAAACCAGTGCTAGTAATTGTATAATGTGTTCCTGTAGATCCAACACCAACTGTTTGTTGTGGGTTAAAATAGGTTTTATAATTTTCAAATGTAAATTGAGTGACTGTTGAAGTTCCAACAGGGAATTGGAACTTGTTTGGTTTTAATATTACATTGTTAGTACCAGGCTGGTGTGTCATTGCAGCACCAACAAAGTTTTCTCTGTTTACAAGTAATCTAGAGAAAGCAGTATCAATACCAACAACGGTCATATTCTCTGTTCCAACTCCAACTATATCAGCTGGAGTAAATCCTCTAGTATCTGTTACAAATATTTCTGTAGTGACTCCAGTAAGTGTTACATTGTCTACAAAAGTAGTAAGACCTACTGATCTACCAATAACTTGAACTTTCTGAGGGCCATTGAACTCTGTAAACTCAGATGTACTAATACCACTTAAAATAATTGTTTCGCCATCAGCAATACCGTGTGGTATTGAAGTAACACCAATAACTTGTTTCTTNTCAAGTCTTAGTGATGCATCAGTGAACGTAGTAATACCAATTTCGACAGTGTTTATTTCTTTTCCTAATAATTCACTTACAACTATGTTAGCACCAGTGCCGTTTGTTCCTTTGTTATCTAATGTAAGAGTATCATCTATTTTATATCCATCTCCTCTTGAGAATACAGTTACAGATGTGATACCAGCACTCTTTGTTTTGGTAACTTCAAACTCTTGTTTCAATGCATCTTTTACATCATCAATTAGTTCATAATCAGAGTTACCATATGATAGGTAATATGGAGCAATATTTCTTGTTACATTCCTACTTGCAATATCAATGTCTTGGTTGAAGAAAGTAACAAAGTTCTCTTCTATAGGAGTATCCTTAAATTGTCCACCAACCATGTATGGGAACTTAGGTTTAGCAACACCACTAGAATCAACTTCTACAGAATAGAAGTATGCATAAGTTCCATCTGGGAACTGTGGAGTAACACAATACCTACCACCGTGTACGTCTAGGTCGCCAGAGTTGTCAAAAACATAATCATTAACAAAGTATCCAAAAGCAAAGCCAGGAGGCCTAAGGCCTGTTCTAGAGGAGGTATCGAGAATATATCCAGATCTAAGTCTAACAATAGCACCACCTACTGCATTTTGATAACCATATGGGCCATAGATTGGATTACCGTCATATGCATATCCTAATATTGGTGAGTGAAATGCATTAGGCGTTTCTAAGTTTGCTGAATCAATATTATCCCCTTTTTGATATCTCAGTTTTTGAGGAGGATACATTCCAATAGTTTGTAATTGGAAAGCTGGGTTTGTACTTGGTTTTGTGAGTATTGAATCTTCTACGTTGATAATGTTCTCGTTCTTCTGAACTTGATTAATCTTCCACTCTCTAACATTACCAATAAACTTGGCACTCTTACCTCTATTCTGTAGAAGTAAAATGGTGTCACTACTGTTATATCCAACACCACCATCAAGAATCTGTACACCAGTTATTCTGGTATCTTCAACTATAGGTCTTATGTCTGCAAAATTTCCTGTAGGACTAGTGATTACGATATCAGAATCTTCACGATATCCTTTACCATTGGCAAGTATCTGAACATCTACTATAGCACCACCAATGATAATTGGTTTTAGTAATGCTCTGAAAGTAATTGTAGAGATGCCTACATCAGGTCTTCTTTGGAAGTCCATGATATTAGTACAACCATAACCAATACCACCTTCTTGTAAGTAAACGTTTTCAACTGATCCAAGAACTAAAGGTTGAATCTCTGGTTTTATAACTGTGGTAACAGCAATACCAGATAAACTCTCTATGTTTACTACTATGGGAGGATACTTTATAGTATGATCACCACTACCCAATCCACGAATTACAGCGGGTTTATTTTTGTCATAATTCGTAAAGTTTCTTTGTGAGGAAACACCAACATCACAAAGTCTGAATCTGTTAGGATCAATGACCTTAATGGCATACTGTGTAGTTGTTGAAAGACCAGATGCGGCTGTTCCTGTTGTGGAATATTCAACGATCTCTCCGTTATTGAAGTGATGGTTATATGCCAGTATATAATCGTCAGATGTACTAATACCAGATTGAACGTCTCCGTTAACAGGTCTTGCAGGGACAATAATTTTTCTATTTGAATACCCAGAACCACTTTCTTTTACATAGATCTTGGTTATTGTATTCTTTGCCTTTACTGTAGTGAGTTTATGAAAACCAAAACTAACGTTTCCGATATTAACAGTATTGATACCAACCTTAGCTTCTTCTGGTTTATTGTGTAATTTTATCTTTGTCTCGTTTACAGGTGCAACGTAATAGACAGATCCACTAACCACGTTGACTATCGGTGTGTTACCTCTTGCATCATAAACAACTGCTTCACCAACTTCAAAGTTATGTCTGTTTTCAAATGATATAGTCTCATCAGTTGTATTGACAGATGATCCGTCCGCTTTGAAGTTAGCAACGATCTTACCTTTAACTAGATTAGATTCAAGAACAGCACCAGTTCCATTACCACCTAATACAGTAATTTTTGGTTTATCTTGATATCCAATACCTGGCGATACTAACTTAACTTCTTTGAATGATCCTGAGATATTTGCATGAGCTACAGCACCAGATCCTTGTTGATCTAAAACTTGTATAGGTGGCCCTGTGATTACATCATAACCTTCGCCTGGATTTGTAACTGTAATACTTGTAAGATCACCATGAAAAATCTGTTCATCGAATACAGTGGGAGGGAACAGTTCAACACCGTTCGCCATAAGTCCCACAGGTCTGTTATTTACCTGTCTCTTATTAGGATCATCAAATAATTCCTTTTCTTTGTAGACAGGATATTTTCTAAGAATCTTTTGGTTCTTAAGTGTCTTATTCTCCCAACCAGATTTGTAAATGTATTGGCCAGCTGTTCCTGTTCTAACTGCAATGTATTTTTGAGCAAATACGTCAGATCCACTGAATGAAAGATAAAAGTCAGTTTGGTTTACCTTAGTTACAAAGTAGATACCAGTTGAGATACCACTATTGGTTGTATTGTCCCAATAAATCTTATCACCAGTTACATAGTTGTGTGGAAGTAGACTGACACCCGCTGCAGGGTCAAAGGCAGGGTCATAAGACTGTATAGTATAAGTAAACCCACCACCAAGTAAAGGTGTGCCAAATCCGTCCACAACCTCAATAGGACTGGTCTTTACCCAGACCTTATTGTCAGTTGCAAAGATAGGATAGTTAGGTAGACCAGATGAAGATACATAAAAGAAGTTTTCTTCTTTGTCAATGTAACTGTTTTGAATACCAACTGTAAACTGATCAACTCCAACAAAGTAATTTGAGTTATGAGATGCCTTTGTAACTGTTTTTGTAATTTTAGTAGGATTGAGTGGAACAGTGTTACTGGTTTGAACAACAATGGTGTTTGAATAAACTTGTGCTGTGTTTGTTGCATCATACTCAATCTGTTTGACTGTAATATCAACTTCGTCACCAAAATCGTTTCTTAACTTTAAAATTTCATCAACATAGAAGACACAGTTGTCAAATATACTAATTCTAAACGTATTGACGTTTACCTGACTGATTGTGGCAAGATTATGACTTGAAGGTACGTTGTATATCCAATTATTGAACTTTGGGTTATCTGCTAGATCTTTACCAAAGGAAAGTAACTTGAGACTATCACCAACTTGCATATTTGTTGATGTAGAAGTGTCCGCTTCGTCAATAACGTTAACAAGTCTGAATTGTAGTAAAGATGTTTGTCCAAATCCAGCATAAGCATATGCAAGTTTGTTCTCAAGAACATCTGCACCAAAAACTAGAGATGTTGTGATACCAGTGACGTTTAAAAACTGGTTTACTGTCTTATCGGTATATCTGATGTTTAGAAAGTTAGCACCTTCTCTTGGTTTTACCAAAAGTGTACCACTTTGTCCAAATCCGACTGTAGAGTCAACAACAAGAGAGGTTGCGTCTGATGGAGTGATCTCAAGTGCTTTTGTTTTTCCAGGCACTTGGAAAGATCCATCAAATGATGTTGAGTCAAGTGATATTTCGTAAAAATCAACTTGATTGATTGGTCTATACTCTACATTGTAAATTGAAGCACTCGCAGTTCCAATTCCAGAGATATCTTGATATAAAAAGTTACCAATAGTCTCTAGTGGTTGTCCACCAAACAAGTTTTCTACTAAAACGTGCTTAGTTTTGAAATATACATTATCTGAAGGAATTAATGTTCTATCAATTGGTTTTATAAGTTCAATTTCTTGACCATACAAAAGTTTGAAGAGAATCTGATATGAAGCATCAGTTCCTTTCGCCATATAGAAGTCTTTTGCTCTGGTAAGCACATTAGTAATTGACGTACCAGTTGTAAAACTTCTATTTTCAAAGCCAGGTAAAAATTCTGTCTTAAATTTAGTAAAAAATTCTTGTAAGAAGAGATTACTTAAATTAACTACTGTAGAACCCGAAAGATGAACCGCACCACTAGTCTGAGCAAAGTTTGCAAACTCAGCATCGTCTTCTTTTGATATTTGATCTATACCACTGAATCCTCTAGCACACCCAAGGAACTGAGTTGCTGATTTTCCAGTATATGTAATTACTTCGTTGTCAATTTTCAACAAACCGTAAGTATCAGGCCATCCATCTGTTGATATGACTGTTAGAGTGCTGTCACCAGCGAAACATGAAACAGCTAAGGTTGTAGAAGCTATAAGTGTCTCATCATTGAACGCACCAATCTTCCGATACTCCGCCAGATTGCTGGCCAAGTCGGTCATACCAGATTGGTGTTCCTGTGATTCGTAATATTGTTCTAAAAAACTCTTGAATAGAGGTGACTCCTGATTTAAAAACTCAGGAATTTGAGATTCTATTAAATGAGAGATTTTTACTCTTTTAATATCCGTCATTTATCTGGTATAGATTGTTTCGCTAGCGTAACTAGAAGTTTTAACGTATGCAGTTGCAGAAGTATTCTCTCCAGAAGATATAACGTCTGGTAGTGCATTTACTGTACTGTTTGGCACACTTAATTGTAAATACAAATCTTTCAAAGCAATAACATCATTTGAATCGGGTATTGCTTCAACCTCAATGACTCCACTTGCAAGTGAAGCTCCTGTTATATTTACCACATCCAAATTAATCTCTCCGTGAACGTAGTCCACAGTACCAGCGTCATTCTTAACAACTAAAGGAAGATTATTTACAAGTTTAAAGAATACTATCTTTCCAACAGTCGTCCCAGAAGTAGGAATGTCACCCATNTACAAAGTTCCGTCAATACCACTTACTGTAAATCCTGTAGAACGTATGCCATATCCATTTGGTTGGTCATAAAATCCATTTCCGTAGCAAAGTTCATAAGTTGCAAAAGTATTCAACTCAGGAAGTATATCTCTTCTCATTTTCACTCTAGTAATGTTAGATGTGATGCCTCTAGAAGAATCATCTATCAATCCAATAACTTTACTATACTTGAATCTACCACCAAATGAGTTAATGTCTGATGATTGCGAATATGTGGTTAACGTCTTAGTTACAGATGTAATTAATTCCGATACCTCTGACGTTGCGTTTGTATTATAGTAAACTGTGGTATCAACTTCAACATAAAGATACTTGAGATCAATAATTTCTGGTTTGATGCCAGCAATAGAGTATTGTTTGAGTTGTCTTGAAATATCATCCTTTGTAATCTGTGAAAGGAAAGAACCGTCTTTCGGTTTGATTGAAATAAAGACTTTTCCATACTCAGGTGGTTCTAGTTCCTCTCCACCGTAGGCAGTCACAGAATCAACGTTAGGGTATACGAATGGAATTATACCTGTATAGTCATTTGCGGTTACGGCACGGTATTGTGAGGAGTATATACGAGGTGCCAAGTATTTGATCGTACTTATGTCTTCAATGTTGTCTCCATTTTCTGATTTTTGAGATGTTGTCAATACAGACATACCAGAAGTGATAGTTGCATCAGTATCATCTCTTAAAATACCAACAAATGAGAAATTTCTAGCTCCATTTCCTAATTTTCCGTTAGTAACAATATATGTTACAGTAACAATTGATCCAGCAGGCGGTTTTTTACCAATAATTCCGTCTCCAAACAAGATTTCATATTTTTCATCTTCAATTTCTTGAATTAGGAACAATTTAGAGGTCGAATCGACTTGTAAAATGTTATTATAGAGCGAATAAATCTCATTTGTCGTAGAAGTGACTGTAACACGAATAGAAGTAGCGTCAATATTCGCATTTGGAAGCACATATCTTTGATTTGGTTGAGAATAATCAATTTGAAATGTTTTTTGGAGATATATTCCTTCGTAAATTCTCAAATTATCAAAAGCTGCAATATTATTAACACCAGTTGTTGCCACAAAGTCGTCTGGAATGGAAAAAATGTAATTACTTCCCTGTTGAACACCTAATGCAACTTGTCCAGCTTTCAAAGTTACTATTTTTGTGTCATTTGTTCCTAAGTCTACACTAAAATTCACCACAGCTTGTGCAGATCTAGCTGATCTAGGCACATAACCAATATTTCTTGCTAGTGATACTACGTTTTCACGCAAAGTCGCACTGTCGAGGAAGCACTCGTTAACTGCCATGTTGGTATTGTAAGCAGTTATGTAAGAGTTATACGCTAAAAGGTCAATTAAGGTCGAAAAGTTTGATCCTTCAAAGTCAAAATCAGCGAAATCACTGTTTACACGAAGGTAATCTTTAATTTGTGCCCTAAGACTTTGGAAATCTAGGTTTGTAAACTGGTTAAATGACATTATATCCTAGTTGATTGAAGAATAAATTCTATATTTTGTCTTGGAATCGATAATCCGACAATATCATATGCTATTTGCACTGTTAATTCGTTAGTATCTAACGGATAAACAACTTTAATACTGACTCTAGAGATTCTAGGTTCAAAGTTTTCAAGTAAAAGTCTGATATCATCTTCTAAAACCTGAGCATTATCGGGATCTGCCTGTTCAAAGAGCGAATCTTCGACAGCACTACCTAATAAAGACTCAAAAAATCGTTCACCTATCCTTGTTCTTATCAGATTTGTTACAGATCTCTTAATGGCATTCTCATTCGTGAACACTCCGATGTCATCCGTTACAGGATGTCGGGTAAATGTCAAACTTATATCCTTAAAAGCTTGACTTGAAATGTCACGTTCATCTATTTTCGCCATTATTCGTCAAGAAGTTGCTTCTTTTTATCGTCATTTAGATGATCTCCTACGACTTCTCGCAAAATATCATCAGCTATCTCTTCCTCTGGTCGAGGATTGATGTAAGCGCTCTCATCTTTTTTAGGTTTTATGTAAAAATCTTCGTAAGATTTCTCCCAATCTTCCATATTCATGACTATCATGCTGTTCAAATTCTATTTAGACACAAAAAAAGACCCTTTTAGGGGTCTTTGAAAGTTTTTTAGAGGATTCTTAACCAGCAGCGAGTGGAGATTGTGAATCATTTGTGTTTGCAGCAGCTTTTTTTCTTGCCTGAGCACTCACATCATACTGTCCAACTAAACTTCCACTAGCGAATCCCTGACTTTCGACGTTATGGGGTGCTAATTTTGGATTTGAGTCTGCCATCTTTAACCTTTTTCTTTTTATTTATCTATTTGAGCTCTTAATCTATTAGGAGAAATACCTTCTTCAAGGTAAAACTGCAATCTAGTGTCTGCTTCTTCCTTTGTAAGACCTACATCTTGTTTAGGGTCATTGACACACCACCCTGATGTGCCTAATTCTACAACTTTATACTTGACATCCATTATATTATCCTCGTTTTCTCATGACCAACACGGATTTTAGGATCAATCCAGATTTCCATTCCCGCTTCTTTAGCGTCTAAACAGAAAGATACGTCTTCTCCACACATATCTTGAACATCTCCTGACTCAAAGACTTGCATTTTAGGAGCAAACCAAGGATACTTCATCTCTTTATGTTCAAATACACCGTTCTTAACAAGTAACCAACCAAAACCAGTGTAGTCAACTGTAAATGGTTTGCGTCTACGAGAGATTGACTCGATAGTTTCGTGATTCATCACTCCACCATTCTTAGCAAAGTCGTCTTCTTCTAGCCAATGTGCAACAGATGTTGTTTTGCCATCTTCTGTACAATACCAACCTCCAGCAATGTCCTTCTGCATCCATACTAAACGATAAAACTTTTCTGTATCGAATACGATGTCTGAGTCTATCCATAACTGCCAGTCATATTTTAATTTTCCGTCCCAAGGTATCTGGTCTGGGCCTCTTAATACGTTTGCACCAAGGCATTTGCATCTTGCAAAGTTAACCATTGATGAATAATCTTGTGAGATCTGAATACTCGATCCATTCTGCACGAGGTCA